TTCTTCTTCACCAATTTTTGGAAGATGATCGTAATCACTGTCATCGCTGCCATCGATCATATCCATGGCATCTTGTGCTACCATAGAAGCACGGTTTGGACCGCCGCCTTCGCCTTCGCCAAAGTCCTCTGGCTCAAGAGTTCTAAGTACTTTGAATGCATTTGTTACTACTGGGTCGCCCATTTCAACGACTTCGTCAAACAGATCATTTAGTTCGTCAACAACAGCATCGTGACCGTGCATTCCTCTTTGTATTTCTTGTGCAAAATCATGTAGGTGTTCTTGCATACCAGTTACGGTGTCTTTCATTCCACCTTCAACTACACTGTCTATACTTTCTAGTAGTGACTTCATTGAGCCTTTTTGCGCTACGCTAGATGCTGTACCTTGGGCACTTTCAACACCGTCAAGGGCAGCTAACATTTTTTTCATATCCATAATATTAAGTTCCTTTAACTTTATTTAGAAATAGTGCCAATTGCAACTAAAAAATTCCTAAAATTATACTAGTGTATTTATCAATTTAAATTAATTTTAATGCCAAGGTGAGTCGAACTGCCCGGAATAGGCTTGGAAATCATTACATCTTCTGCTTTTATTGTAGCTGGGTCTGTACTTGAACCTGTACTTTGTGCTTTTCCTGTTCTAATTATTTTTTTCATTATTATTTGGCAATTTCGTATTTTCTGGTCTCAAGTTCTTTTAACATGTTTTGGTTGTACTTGTCGCCAAACACTTCTTCTTGCTTTTCCTCAGGATATTCAGTGCCTGTGATTGGCTCGTATTCTGACTCTTTTTCGTCCTGGGCTGCTTCTCTGGCTATTTCTTCTGGATCATTTTTGTTAATAACTACAATATGACTTTCTGGAAGACCGCAAACATCTGCTAGCATTGCAGACAACTGATGTGGTGTTGTAGGATAGTTTGTAGCAATATCAATAATATGCACTTCAGTGTTTTGTACATTTTGTGCAAAACCTGCAGGTTGTTCCTGGATTGGAGTTCTTTTTGGCTTGCTCATGCTTTCTAATCCGTGCTTGTCAAGATTTGATTCAATACGATTAATACAATCGTCTGTCAGTTCGCCGGCAATTTTAAAACGAAATTCGTAAGGTTGAGTTGATTCCATTAAGTATTCTACAAAACTTTTCATTGTGTTCTTATCCTTGTTATAGCAGTATTTATCATTTAACATCGTCTTTGTTTCTTAGCATTTCAAGTAGTGCGTTCCTGTCTAATTCTTGTGCAAATCCAGGTTCATCGTCGTTGTCTAGTTTTGCTTGTTTCTCCTGCATTTCTAAACGCCTACGTTTAAGATCTAGATCTAATGCTTTAAGTTTTTTATCAATCTTGCTTGTCTTAGCAGTAATAGCATGTCCTAGCAATTTACTAGCTGCATCAAAAATTGGAGCACTAAACCTTGGCTCTACATTCATTCCTAAGTCCATTAAGTCATCATAATGCACTAATGCTTTACTAGCCAGTGTATCCATTTCTTCGTCACTTGTGCTAAGGTCGGTGATACTGCTAGGATTGTCCGGTAATTGGCGTTCAATTGTTTCTAATTCTCTACTAGCATCTTGATACTCATCGCTGCTCAAAGCAGGATTTTCTTCCAAATCAAAAAATTCTTCTAGTTTTTTGGTCATCTTTTTTTCTTACCTTGTTGATATATGTCTGCTTCTGTAACAACTCTAAATACAATTCCTTGTTGTTTACACCATGCTGTTGCCGCTTCCCATTTTGCATAATTTACTGCCACGGCTGCCTTGTCTCTTTGGCTTTTGGCATTTTCCATTGTAGTCTGGCTTTTGGGCTTTACTTCAATTAATTCTGCTCTGCGCTTTCCGCGCTTGTCCTGATACACCATAAAAAAATCCGGAACATATATTGTATTCTTTCCTGTTAACGGATTCTTATATGGAATAGTTATACTTTCACTAGCCCATTGAATTACATTAGGATGGTTATCACAGAATTGCATAAACGTAAATTCCCAGCCGCTTCTATATGTAGGTTCTTTTTTTCCTGCATATTTTTCTGGGTGCCTTAAAGTAAACTTACCTTGTGCATATTTTCTAGCCATTTTATTTTCTTATATTTCTTGCAACACTTGGAGGTATTACTTGTGTTTGCTCAAATCCAATCTTACTTGTATTTCTTCTAGTTTTATTAAACAATGCAATTAATGCTTTTTTAAAACTTTCCTTGTTGCCTCTAAAACTTTTAAAATCATCTAAAATTGTCATCGGATCTACGTTGTATTCTTTAGAAATTTCAAATAATGTCGACGCTAATGCTGTTGCTGCATTACTATCGCCGCTTGTCATACCTAAAAAATATGCTGTAACTGCATCATTTGTGCCAGGAGAAACCGAGTGACTATTTTCGTGATAATTAGCAAAAAAATCGTTTTCACTTGGAGTTGAAGTTACTTCAGTTGGAAGATTCGAATTCATACAATAAGTCCTTTAAGATATTTACCTTAAATTGGTGCTGAGCCTATAGGGTCTGTTCCTCGATACACTTGTACTACCGCATCGGGATTGTTTCCAAAATTTAGTGTTGCAAGTTGATTTGCAACAAAGCTTACAACAGAACTCTCAGCAGCTTCTCTTGTAGAAGAATTAGGTGCTTCGCTAATTTTTTTTTCAAGCGCACCCGATTCAGATAGTGTAACTTTAATAACAAGTTGATCGGAAGTTAATGATCGATCTTTAAACGTATATTCAGGTCCTGCTACTTCGTCCAGTGCGATTTGATATTCTGTCGTTGTTGATGATGTATCTAATTTGAACTCATATGTAGGCTGAGCTGATTGACGATCTTGAGGTATTGTAGTATTTGTATCTATTGTTTGTTGCAATTCAGTGTTTATAGACAATTCTTTATTGTTGCTGTTAGTTTTATTTAGATTTTGAATATACTGGGAACCAGATGCAGAAGAATTAGTTTTTGATAGTTCTGAAAACAAAGGAGTATTATTGCTAACAATTGCACGTTCAATATCTTTTTTAACTTGATCAAATTCTGCACTGCGATTAGCATAGTCTGTAAGTATTTCGCCGACTTTACCAGGAGAAAAATCTCCAGTTCTTTGCTTTATTTCGAGCACAGATAGCACAGTGTTAATAATTGGAGTATCTGGTAATTTATCTTTAATAAAATCTAATATAAAACTACTTGCTTCATTTTTTAATTGTGTATAGTTAACATCGTAGTTAACAGTGTTGTTTATACCAAAATTTGGAATGTTGTCAGTACCTCCTGTACTATAAAGTACAGTTTCGTATTCAAGTGTTAAAGATAGTTCTTGTGTTCGTCCTACATCTGCATAGTCATGCTCAGTAAATCCTGCACTAGTAATTACTGGATTAATTAAACTTTGTTTGCTATAAGTTTTATCTCCCATGCTGTAAATATCAACACTGTTAATAAAAGGCACTTGAGATTTATTATCTAATCCGTAACGACGACTAAAAGGAGAATCATTATAAACATCGTCGTACTGGAAAAAGTTGCTGCCTGGGTAATTGCTGTCAGCACTGTAGTATTGATTGTATGCTATCCACATACTTCTGACGTTTTGTGCAATATCGTCACGAAAACTTATTTTTATAGGTTGATATTCAACTTTCTTTTTTACAATACGTTTTCTGTTGTATTGATTAAAAGTTTGTGTTTCAAATCTAACTTCAGGTAAATCAGTTGAACGAACTAATACTGCAATATCCTTTGTTTGGATACTATTAGTTCGTTCAACGATGCTATTAAAAGACATGTTAACATGAAAGCTGCTGCCTTTGTATGGCGCCTTAATGTAACCTGCATCACTAGCAAATGTTTTTGCTGCGTGATGATAGTCACGCAATTGGAAAAATTCTCCAGCGATGTTATTTAAATTTGCCATTTGTTAAACTTTAGCTTAATTAACTAGTTGCTGTATTTGTTGTCGGATCTGGTCTAGTTGTAGCGTTACCAACACCACCTTCAAGAGCTTCGCCACTAGCAATTTGAATTGCGTTGTCGAAGCGTAGTGTTAGTGAAATTGTTACTGGCTCGCTGGTATTGTAAGCAACTGAGTTATAGTTTGCGTTTTGGATAAAGCAACCGTACATTTCCCATTGCTCGACGATACTTGGTTCTTTTTGACCGTTACCGCCATCTAGCATTTGACATAGTGTTGTAAATTTATAATCAGCACCGCTTGCTGCACTTGCTTGCTCGAAGAAGTCAAATTGCTTTTGAAGTTGCTCGCCGACTTGTCTGCTTACTCGACCAGATTGGTCATCAAGCAATGTTATTGTGATATCTGACCATGTGTGACGTCCAGCCATTCTAATTTTACTGTTGTAAACATCTAATGTAATATCATCAAAATCAATTTGAGGTCTTGTAAAATCTCTAACTTGTTTTGTTAGTTCCATTGTGTCGCTTGCTGCGCTTGAACCAAAACCTTGGAACGATACTCTAAAACGGTATTGTAACTTCGGCATCAACAAGCCTTGTGTTGCTGATGTTTGACCTGCTTCTACCGGAACTGTAAATCTTTGTAGTGTAGACACTGACATTTTTAAAATTCTCCTAATAACTTTAATTATTCTATGTTAATATTTATCAGATTTCCTATTGGTTTTTTAACCAAAAAAGTTATTTTCTAAAGAAAAGCCATAAAATAAACCCCCTTAAAGGGGGTTTATTAAACTTTATTTTTATTTTGTAGTTTTAGATACCTGCTTCGATGTCGCCGGTGTTTCTAATTCTTACTGGGATGTAAATAAACTCAATTGCTTTGACTGGTTCAATCGCAACATCAATATACAATTCGTTACGATCAATTCGGTCTGAAGTATTGTTTGAGTCATCACATACAACAATGTAATCATAGATACCACGTTTTGCAACTAGATTGTTGCAGAAACTTTCTACTACTGCCTTTGCTTGGTCTCTTGTAACCTTATCATTTGGTTCAAACAAGAATGAACGTACAATTTTATCTAATTGTGTTCTCATATATGCTGTTAGGCGTGCAACGTTTACTCTATCTAAAGCACTTGTATTTGCATTACGTGTTTTTTGACCAAATGCTACAATACCAGTTTGTGGTGTTTGCATAATTGGGTTAACACGATTTTCATATAGTTGATCACGCACACCTTGTCTTACACCGATTGAAACAAATTCACTTTGTGCATTTAAATAACCAAGTTTTGTAGCATTATCAATAAGGCCTCGTCTTGTTCCTGCTGGTGCAAACCATGGGAATGAGACTTGATCATTGCGTATCATCATACGCAAAACACCATAACTACTTGGCATTGCAATGCTATTACCGGTTAAATCATTTGCAAGTAATGCTGGGTACCAAACACCTACATATGGATCTGCAATTGTTAATGACGTTTCTGCATCATTTGCAACTGCGCCCGAGTTTGCTAGCCAATCACCAAGGTCTGTACCTTCACTTGCAATACGCATTGAACTATCGCCGATAACAAACGCAGTTTGTTTTCTATCGTTGTTTAGCTGTACCATGTTACTAATTAGCTCTGGATATCCTGGTGCTGCAATTAAGTTAAACTCTCTTTGCTCTTCACGTATTTCTGTATTAGCATCAATGGCTGCCTTCATTGCTGCGGTAATAAGGTGACGCTGCGCTTTCCGTCCAAAATTTGCATGTCCGTTTTCACGTGCGCCGCTAACTGAAACCCATGCATTTTTTTCTGTTGGAAGTGTTTCGCCTGGGAAGTCTTCGACGTTAAAATAGTTAGTACGGTATTCTTTTACGTTAAAACTACTACGTCTTGTATTAAACAGTAGTGTGCCTTTTGGATATAGGGTTGGACTTGGACAATCTAAGTCTACTGTACTAAGCAATAATAGATCTTCAATTGATGTAATTGTGCCTGTAACAACGTCGGTTGTTGTATCACCCATAAAACGTGCATCAGCAAATAAAATGCCATCTTCAGATGTTTGGTCTGCATTAGAAATTTCTACCCATTTGTCAATTCCGGATACTGATTCATAACGATAAATTTTTGGATAGTTATCTAGTTCGTTTGTGTCAATCCAAAGATCGCCATAAGCAATTGCACCTAAGTCACTTTGCTGTGTCGGTTCAGTTGCACTAAAAATTGGACCTTTGTCGTCTGTATTAGAAAGATTAAAACCTCTTGCATCGCTTGTAACAGTTCTATAACCAACCCAGTTAGTACCATCGTTAATCATAATATCTGCTTCGTCTGCATCGCTCCAATACCAAGCTGTTTTGTTTGTTGGATCTGCACTTGGATATGTTGTGCTTGATGCATATGATGTTGCAATTGCCCAATTACTGCCAATCCACTCAGAATTATTACCTTGGCGAACGTTATCTGCGCCGCCGAGGCCGGACCAGCCTGCTGTATCTGTTGGTGTACCAGAAGTATCTTTAACTATGATCGAGCCGCCTTGTGTATGTTTTAAAACAGGAGCACCAAAAGAGTTAACTTCAGCACTTACACCAGTAATGCCTAATGCAAGAATATCTTGTACAAGATCTGTTGCTGTTGTACCGCTTAATGTAACTGTAACTGGTGTTGTAAATGTACTTACATTTTTTTGACTAGCCTGAATAGTAAATGTGTTACCTGCAACCAGTGTTGGGTTTTGATGACCTTCAATGATTGTTGTGCCAGTTGCTATTCTTTCAAACAGTCTATATGTTACAGTATCATTTTCACTTGTATCATATTGATAATAAACACTACCAACCGGGATTGCACTACCGCCAGATGTAGGATCCATTGCTTTAAGTGCGGCTGCATCGTTTTCGTACAGATTACCATTGATTGTTTGCCAAACATCGCTTATAGAATTATATCTAGACAATGCAAAATTTGCGCCGAAATCAACACTTGTAGTTTTAACCCAAACTGATCCAGTTGGACGTGGTGTTGTATTGGTACTTTTCCATTCAGGAACACTTGTATGTGCTGCTTGAGCTACTGCCGGGCAAGCATATGTGCCTGCTGCAATCCCAATATCTTCTAAAGGCGTTCCTGTATCATTTGCAAGAACAACTGAATCATTAGTTGCAGTATTATCTACATAAATTTCCAATCTGCCGTCAATTTCTGTGGCTGTAATACCAGTAATTGCAGCATTGTTAATATCTGTTGCTGCTTGAGACATAGTTGTACCTGTTAAAGTAACAATTGCTCCGTTAATACTAATTGCATCAGTTGCAGTAAGTACCGGACTAACTTTAGTGCCTGTAACTGTTGCCCAACTGTTCATCCAACTAGTACTACCTACTAGTACCCAAACATTTGATCTATTTTTATAATACACTGGAAGTGCATTATTTGTAGCAACTACAACGTAGTCGCCAATTTGACCAATCGACGGTTTTGGAGCGCCGCCACTTAAATCAGTAGTTTTTGAAATTATTGATAATGCTACTGATGTAAAAGAATTTGTATTTTTGCTCCATACATGTAGACCAAATCTACTCGATGCTAAATCTAACCAATATGTCATGTCTGCTGGTGCTGCGGTTGGTCTTCCGCTTAATCCAATTAATTGACCTAAGTCAACGTCTGCTCTTAATACATATGCACGACTTGATGATCCTAACAAACTGTATGCAGTTTGTAGACCGTATTCGTTAAGTTCGTACCCATGTAATGCACTGCCAGAAGTGCTTGTGTAAAAATTAGGTGTGCCAAAGAAGTTTACTACGTCCCTTTGACTTGTTAGTACATATAAATCGCCGGCATTTTTAGCAAGTGTACCTTCGGCTAATGTGCCAGCGGGTGTTGTTTTATTACTTGCAGTTGCTACAACGACTAGTGGTACCGTTGCGGATGATGTCGGAGCATACTGACTTTCGTCAACTATACTTACTTCAACTCCTGGAGATACTATTGCCATGTTTAATTCCTTATCTTTTTAGTTATACTGTAGTATTTACCAACACTTAGGAAAATAACTGTTTTTAACAGAACCTTTAAAACCTTTAAATAGTGTTATGAACAAAAAAATATGTGAAATTTGCAACGAAAACCATGTAACCGTTAATTACAAGCGTAATGACAAAGTTTATTACCGTAAAAAGTGCTATAATTGTATTAAAAAAGAAAAAGAAAGTAACACAAAAGTCAAACAACTTTTGAAAAAAAGTGGATATGTAAAAAAATTAAAATGCGATCGGTGTGGATTTCAATGCAAAACATCAAAACAAACTGAAATATATTATGTTGACGGGAACTCGCATAATGTAAACTTAAACAACTTAAGAACACACTGCTTGAATTGTAATGCAGAAGTTACATCTAATCCTGCAAAATATAAAAATATAATAGCAGACTTTTAGAGTTTTGGTTTTGCTGGTTTACGTGCTTTGTTTAAAATTTTAGTTAGCAATGAACTAGGATCAATCCTCTTTGTTCTTTTAGCTCTACGTGCTTGTTTAATTTTTGTTTTAGCACGAGTTTTTTTCATTTGTATACGCTTTGAAATATCAATTGGTGCAAAGCACTGTGAAATTTTACTTACACGTCTGCCTGCTCTAGGTCCAGATCCGCATACAAACTTTTGTGTTGTTTTAACACCGCCACCTTTAGTGTTTTTACTTCGAGCAAAGACCATTCCTGCTTCATTAATTTGTTCTTCAACTGATTTATTTGTAAACTCGTTTAATCTCATCTTTTTAACCTATTACAAACCACATCGGAGATCCACCGTCGACATAATTAGATAAATCATTTATTAATTTGTCTATTTCGATATCTGCCTCTGCTTTTAGTGCAGCACCGTTTAGTACAGTGCCGCCTGCTGGGCCAGCAATAGTAGCAAACTTTTCTCTTGCTTCGCCTAATGATTTTTTAAGCAATGCTTGGGTATACCCTTTAATCCACGGATATGCTTGCACATCTTGCAATAGTGTAACTTGAGGCTTATGGTTGTGTGCCCATAGTAACACTTGTTCTTCATCGCTACGTGGTCTTCTTACTAATGTTAATTTTTTACTAACTGAATTAAAGGTATAATTAATATAGCCGCCAAACATTTTGCTACTTTGTTCCTGAAATTGTGCAAAAAATTCGTAGTTTGCTAATCCGCCAACACGCCCATTGCTTAACATATACATGTTTAAGAAACCTGCTTCAAATGGCTCAAATTGTGTAGCATTATCTGTACTGGCACTGCCGATGCTTCTTCTAAAGACTTGTTGAACTGTCTGTACTTCTGAAGGAAGAATATATTCTTGTTGATCTTTTATTAAATCTAAGAATAGGTAACTTTCTTCAACACTGTTACTACTTCGTTGTCTAAAAATTTCAATTGATTGTTTTAGTGCATACTCGTAGTGATTAGGGTCGAGTTCAACGTCAACCATATCACCACCGAGGTTGTAGTATATACTTTTAAATAGTTCGTTTTTTAAATCATCAAGTTGTGCCATACTATTATTTATGGCAATTGACAAATATTAAAATGCTTTTAGGATCACAGTATCACTATTAAATCTACCATTTAATTTAATTCCTACAGCGTTAATAGTATCTAAGTAAGTTCTAAGTTTAACTTTTCCAAGTTTTTTAAACTCTTTGAGCTGTTCTTCGGGCTTTCTGAGATTTTTTTGTACACTGTTCTTTTCATCAAAGAACAATAATGTAGTGCCTTTGACTTGAATTTGCTGTCCATCTTCAGCTACATATTTTCCAAGTTTTCTTGTTTTTACATTAAACACCCAAATTTCCTGAGCGCCAACTATTTCAACAGGATTGATGCTTACAATTTGATACTTGTCATCCTTGTCTTTGTATTTGAGTTTTGCAATTTGTTTTTCTTTACTAACTGGTGCTTTTTTGCGTGGCTTGCGTGTTGCTTTACTAGATTCAATAATCATATCGCAGGCGCTCATTAGGTTTTCGATACCTTGCATAAATTTCTTAGCATGAGTTTTACTAATGTGATCGTAGCCTTCTTTTAGTTGCACTGCAAGATCTTGATCGTGCTCATCTTTAATTTTTTTGATTTCGCTAGATGTTGGAAGTTTTTGTATTAGTTGTGCTTCTTCAAACTCTCCTTGATAGTACTTTTTAACCTTCCTAGCATGAGCTTGTGTTATATTATGTTTAGCAAAGTGTCCGGCAAAGTCAAAACTTTTAGGATCAAAGTTTTCTTTAAGTGATATACTTTCGTCTAGCCATTCTTCAATATCCTCACAGGCAGACTGTGCTTGTTCTGCTATACGCTCTTGTATACTTGGAACGTACACATTCTTTTTATCTTTTTCTTCAGCTTTCTTTTCTTCAACAATTGCAGCACCTTTTTCTGCTAAAGATTCAATCCAACTGTCAATTTTACCGTCGTATTCTTTAGGAATCAAATTCGGGCTAACGTCTAATAATTCAGCAAGTACTGCATAATGGCTTTGTTGCAAATGCCAGTCTGGAAGTTTGTTAATAGACTTTACTATGTCTTTGCTGTATTTGCTAGCAATGTATGATTTAATCTTAACTACCCAATCTTTGCTTTCAATTTCGTAATGTACGAAATGTTTTGCTTTAAACCAAGTATCAGTAGGCATTAGTCCATAAAGACTAACTCTCCGTGGACCGCGTACTGTTTTTTTCTTGGGTTTTGCTGCTGCCTTACTTGCTTTTGCTTTTGCCATGTAATATTACCTCTTATCGATACTTATTAACAATTAATTGCCAAACAGTATCATTGTCAGAAATTTTAATTTCTTTGTCATCTACATCAAACATTTCGCAAAACAATTCGCCAATATTCAACGGTCCTTGATAAATGTCAGCTTCAGATATAAAATCTAACCATTCGTTTTGTTTTATTTTTTCCATATCGATAGTTACCTAATTTTGAACACATTTAAATTGTAACAGTAAAACGCAACACTGTCAACCAATAAAGATGTATAAATACATAGTAGAAGAAGGATTTTGCATATGCCAAGACTAAGTTTGTGGAAAGAACACAAAGGCAACGACTATAAATTTTTCAACAATCGTGCTAGAGAACAATTCACCATTGGTGGAACTTGTATCAACATTCACAAATACTTAGGATCCGATAATACCGGAGAAGAATCTGCGGCTGCTCCTCATTACGAAACGCAGAGTGAGCAAAATATTCAAGACTTGCTATTCTTAGAAAACAGAGATAGAAAGTACGATCAAGATATTTTCGAACTTAGGGGTCATTATAATGTAAATGATACAGACTTTGATTTAAGTCAGTTTGGATTATTTTTACAAAATGATACATTGTTTATTACTTTTCATTTAACAGATATGATCGAACGTCTAGGAAGGAAACTTATGAGCGGAGATGTAGTAGAATTGCCGCATTTACGTGATGACTTTCCTCTCGACGAGGATATACCTGTTGGATTAAAAAAATATTATGTAGTACAAGATGCAAGTCGTGCTGCCGAAGGTTATAGCCCTACATGGTGGCCACATCTTTGGAGGATAAAAGCAACTCCATTGGTCGACAGTCGAGAATATAACGATATTATTAAAAACATATCCGACGAAGAGACTAACAATCCAATCGGAGAACTACTACAAACTTACAACAAGTATATTAATATTAACGATGCTATCGTCGAAGAAGCAATTGAAGAAGTCCCTGCTAGTGGATATGATGTTAGTGAATATTATACTACGCCTACTAACAAAGACCGTACAGTTAACTTCTATGATGTTCCAACTGCTGACGATAGTGTAGTTACAACTGACAGTGGAAAATACACTGCTGATTTAGATTTTTTAACTCCCGAACATCGTGCACAATCGGGGCATTTAATAGGAGATTCATCATCTCCTCCAAATTCTATGCCTATTAAGTCTGGTACTAGTTTTCCAAGCGATCCACTCGAAGGCGACTATGCTCTTAGACTAGACTTTACTCCTAACCGTTTATTTAGATATAGCGGAACAAAATGGGTTAAAGTTGAAGATAATCTCAGAGCAAGTTATAGAAACGATAGCAACGAAACACTATTAGGATCGTTTAGAAATAACAATAGCGAGTTTAACACCAACGACGGGCAAACTTTTATAAGCAGACAGCGTTTAAGTGATGCAATTAAACCGAAAGCGGACAACTAATGGCACAATTTTACTACGATAAACAGATTAGAAGATTTATAACACAAATTGTTACTGTGTTTAGTTATTTTGAAGTTGAATTCGGCGAAGATAATAGCAACAACCCAATATATCGTCGTGTTCCTGTAACATATGCAACCGGAGATAAAATGGTTGCTAGTATACTAAGAAATAATAGCGAAAACACTATATTAAATATTCCGGCAATGAGTGTGTATCTAACTGGATTAGATTATAAACAAGATAGAATGCAAGATCCAAGTTTTGTTGATAAGTTAAATCTTAGACATAAGAAATACAACAAAGATACTGGCGAATACTATAATGCTCCTGGCAATGCATTTACTGTTGAGAGATACATGCCAGTTCCATACGATTTAAAATTTAATGTAGATATTTGGACTAGTAGCACAGAACAAAAACTACAACTACTAGAACAGATTTTAGTTTTGTTTAATCCTGATTTTGAAATTCAAAGCACAGATAATTACATTGACTGGAGTAGTTTAAGTTACATGAAATTAGAAAACGTAAACTATAGTAGCCGCAGTGTTCCGGCAGGAAATCCTGAGGATGTGCTTGATATTGCAACACTAAGTTTTAGTTGTCCAATTTGGATTAATCCTCCTAGTAAACTTAAAAAACTAGGAGTTATTCATAGTATCATAACAAGTTTATATAATAGCTCAACAGGGGAAGTTAATACAGATATAATCGATTCTGGGAATCTAATGTCTAATAGAATCTATACTACGCCAACAGGACATAACTTGTTAATATTAAACGGACAAGCAAGCATATATCAAAGCGGAGGTATTACTAATCCTAGCAACGAAACAACACTAGAAGAAACTATAAAAAATACACAATGGATGCCGTACGTTTCAACATTCGGTGAATTAAAAAATGGTATCACACAACTTAAATTAAGAAAAGATAATCCCGACACTATTAGCGAAATTGTTGGCACTGTTAGTTTCCATGCTAGCGACCCTACAATATTAACGTTTGAAGTTGATGAGGATACTGTACCATCAAACAGCCTAAGACCGGTTGATGCAATTATCGATCCTACTAGAAGTGGTCCGGGCACTGGAGGATTGCCTGTTGCATTAACTGGACACCGATATTTGCTACTCGAAGATATTCCAGATAATGCAAGTGCTTGGGCAACTGGAAATAAATATCTTGTTGCTAAAGAGTACGATATTGTGGAATACAATGGCAACGAATGGGTTGTTGCATGGGAAGCAAATGATAGTGAAGTATTTGAATATGTTACCAACTTAAAAACAGGTATACAATATAAATGGAATAAAATGAACTGGGTTAAAAGCTGGGAAGGTGAATATCCTGCAGGCACTTGGAGCTTAGTATTTTAATTAAAATATGACTAAAACAAATATTAAAAAATATGTAAAAGCAAGCGGCGTTCTTTTTCTTTCAATAAAAACAAAAAGATTTTTATTTTTAATGAGAAGCGACGATAGTTATACTAACACCTGGGCAACAGTAGGTGGTAGATCGGAACACAACGAAAGCATTGTACAAAGTTTAAGTAGAGAAATTCAAGAGGAAATTGGATTTCTTCCGATTGTAAGAAAAACAATACCAATTGATTTATATGTTAGTCCTGACAGAATGTTTGAATTTCATACATTTATTTGTCTAGTAGACAACGAATTTATTCCAATCCTAAACGAAGAACACAGTGGATATGCTTGGAGCAATATTAACAATTATCCTAAACCTTTGCATCCTGCACTGTTTAGTAGTTTCAAAAATCAAGAACTGATAACAAAAATAGAAAATGTAATTAAATTACTAGAGGTCAGCAGTAGTAATGAACTCTCTGAGGTTAATAGGTTTGTAGTTAGGCAAAGTTAATAGTTTTCTATAGTTATCTTCTACTATAGGCGTTACTCTATAAAATGTAACTTCTGGATACGATTCAATGACATTGAATAAATTTTTAAGCCACTTACCATCAAAACATTCCTCGCCTGTTTTTGGATAATGTTCTGTATTAAGATAGATACTATTAATTCCATGTGGATCCGGCTGACCGTCATACCCAAACAAAAATACTTTTTTAGCGCCATGAAATGCTGCAAGATATGCTGCACTAGATCCTGCATCCATTCTATTATTTCCTGGCATTAGATTCATATCGGGATACTTTCTAGCAATTTCTTGGTATGCATAAGTTATATCATGCAAGTCCTTGGGCATTTGTGCAGTTAAAAGGTGGTGTGTAGTAATCAAAAAGTCAGGTTGCCATTCTCTCCAAATGCCATTGCAGCCATAGATTACATTGTAGTATCTAAGAATTTTAAGACTGTTGGTGTTTTTAATCTTATTAAGACTGTAATCTGCTCTACTATTGCCATTTCCTAAACAAATTGCATTTCCGCTTGGATTTGTAAAAGTAATCTTTGGTCTAATAAATCTTCTATCTGCTTTACCGCCTCCTAACGAAACGTTAATCCATTCACCTTGGTAGTCCTTGCTATACAAAGCCTGGATAGTACTTTTACGATCAAACGATATACTTTTCATTTTATACTTTCAATACACATTCTACTAGTTTTTCTTCTTCTGCGCTATTAGATTCAAGTGCAATGCCTACTAATGCCGATGTCGGAAGTGTTGTGCTTACGCCATTTTCCCATGCATATACTGCCTGGCCTTTTAAAACTGGACCTTTTACTCTTACTGGCAAACGTCCTTTAAGACCAATGTACTGACCTTCTGCTTCGCTGTTCATCATATATGCTGGATCAGTTGAAACTACACCGATGCAGAAGTTGCTTGCGGTAGCTGGTACTACTTCACAACAATCATCGGTGCCTACTGCTACTGCTGTTCCGGCTAATAAATCTACAGCGCCGGATGTATATTTTTCTGCCAAGTCAGCATATTGTGCACTCGTGGCAGTTCCATTAAATACTCCTGTAGCATCAACATTGCCATTGGCTTTTATATCGCCAAATACTTCAAATTCATAACTGTTGCCCGAGTATGTTCCAAAACGTGCTTGGGCTGTATAACTGTTTGCTGTACTGCTAGATTGGTCAATATATAAAGGTATCCCTCCGCCTACATCTTGTTTTCTAAATCTGGTTCTGTATCTGCCGTCAGTGTATCCACCTCCTGTTTCAAAAAACAACCCTGTGGTTGAGTTGCTAACGTCTGCCGCTGCTTGTAATACAATATTTCCTGTTTTTGTATCATCTGCATCACTGCGTAAAAACTGTGTGCTATCAAGACTGTCTAATGTAGAAGCATTTCCACCGTCGGCACTGGTAATATATCCTGCATCATTTGTAAATGCACTTACATTTGTTGGTACAGTAGGTATTGTAGGTTTATTACTAAAGTTATTATAGTTTAAGTAATAACTGCCTTCTTGACTGTCGAGTAAATCGGCATCAAGTCCACTTGAAGTTCCATCTACAGTTTTAATTTTAGTAAGAACATCTGCTGCGGTATAACTCGATGAATCTAGTTTAGCACCAATTTGTGTAGAAATTGTTGTGCTAAAGTTAGCATCATCGCCTAGTGCGGCTGCTAGTTCGTTTAGTGTATCCAATGTGCCCGGGGCGCTGTCTGTAATACTTGCTATAATAGTACTAGAAGTGCCATAACCGTTACTACTTAGATATGTAGCAACATCGCTATCACCGTAGCTACTAACAACGCCAGTTAGGTTACTACCGTCTCCATAAAATGTGTTTGCTCTAACGTTAGCATAACTGCTTACAGTTATATTGCCACTGGTACTGCCATCTTCTGCGGTGTTTACAATTGCTAACTCATCTGCACTTTCGTCCCATATAATAGCAACATTAGTATCGCTGCCACGCTCAATGACTATACCACTATCTTTGTCGTTGGCGCCGGTTTGTCCGCTGTTCAATCTAATTAGCGGGTCGCTAATGTCTGTTTTATCAAAGTTAACTTGACTTGCCCTGGGTCTCATAAGAGCCATTTTGTTGATCTCCTAACAAATTATCTACTAGTATTTATATAAAAAAACAAGTCAAAAAAATAGCACCCTAAGGTGCTATTTCTTATTTTATGTTGTGTTAAGTATAACTTAGAAGCGGCCTACTGCTACTTCAATTACACCTTCGCCACCTGCGTGTGCTTCTAGTGCTTTACCAATCACTGTACCAACTTTTGGATCCGCTTCAGCTCTCGCCATACCGTTTCCTGCTGCTACCATGATGTCACCTTTTGCAACTGCACCGGTTACTTTACATGGTACACGACCTTGTAGAGCTAGTGCAACAACGTGATCGCCTGCGCAATCAGCGTTCATTAAGTGTGCTGGGTCTGTTGATACAACACCTGCTACACGACGATCCATGTCAGCTGCATTTGCTGTTACTTCTGCGTCTCCGCCGAATGAAACAACTGTACCTGCTTCGTATGCTGCGTCTGCTGTGTAGTTTTCTGCAAGGTCAGCGTACTGAGCTTGTGTTGCAGTTGCGGTTACTGTACCTGCACTAAAGTTACCACTTGCGTCACGATAAACAATAGTATTTGCTGTGTTTGCACTTGTAGCGTTTGATGCAACAGTAAATGTTCCACCTTCACTACTTACACTACCACTAATACCATTACCGCTTGTAGCACCTGCGCCAACGTAGTTACCAGTTGTATCTGTACCTAGCGCAACACTGTTTGCTGCTACTGTCGCTGTGATCGTAACATTAGCCGAACCGTCAAACGATGCTGAACCAGACAAATCACCACCTAGCGAGATTGTACGTGATACGCCAAGTGCTGATGCTGTTGAAGCATTACCACTCAATGTGCCAGTGATTGTACCTGCGTTAGTGATGTTGTTACCACCCATGTTAATCGCACCGCTCATTGTACCACCTGCTAGTGGTAGTTTTGTTGCGATTGAGTTAGTAACGGTTGTTGAGAAGTTAGCATCATCACCTAGTGCTGCTGCTAGTTCGTTCAACGTGTCTAGTGTACCTGGTGCCGAATCAACTAGATTTGCTACGGCTGTATCAGTGTATGTGTTTGCGTCTGCTTCTGCTTGGTCTGCGTATGCTTGTGTTGCTAGTGTAGCACCGTTTACTGTTACTGGAACAGTTAGTGCTAGACCTGTTGCTGTTAGAGCAAAACGCTGTGCACCATCAACGCTAATACCAACTGTACCTGTGCCTAGGTCGGCGATTTCAATTTCTGAGTCGCCTTCGGTAATAGCATCAGTAGCAATTGCTGCGATTTGTGTATCAACATAGCCTTTAGTTGTTGCGTGGCCATCTGCTGTTGGAGTACCAACGTTGATAATTTGGTTATTATCAGCGTCAATTTTGTCACCAAATACAACTGCGTTACCACCTTGGTCGGTGATCTTTTTACCAGTTGACATTTGTAGTGTACCCGACATGTTAACAGTAGTTGATGATTGCAGTGTTAGTACACCAGAACCAGATACTTTTGTTGTCAATGATTGATCTTCGTCTGCAGAAACAACGATTGTACCTGAGTCTGATTCAACAACTTTTTGACCGTCAATGTAAAGTGAACCTGATGATAGATACAAGTCACGCCATTTTAGACTTGATGAACCAAGGTCGTAACCTGTTACACCATTTGAGTCAATGTTTGGCATTAGACCTGCGTCAGTAAAGTTAGCAATTACAGTGTTGTCAACTTTGATCTCGATGTTACCATCTGAGCCTGTATCAGTCACTGTGATCGCTGTGTCGCCGCCATTAACTTCGATTGAATCGTGTGTGTGCGAGTCGTTAACAACTGTTGTTGTCATTGTTACGTCTGTGCTACCGTCAATGCTTACACTACCGCTTACATCGCCTGACAATGTAATTGTACGAGCACTTACCCATTTGTCTGCACTATCTGCACCTTCAACTGTAGCAGTTGTAGTTAGGATTCTAACATCAATGTTATCGTTAGTTGCTGGTGCTTCTGTAAATGTTAGTGTTGTACCACTTACACTATACGAAGTACCAGGATCTTGTACGATACCGTTGATTGCTACCATAACGCCTGCTGATGTTGAGCTTTCACTAAGAGTGAATGCTGTTGTACTATCGTCACCATCAAAACTATCTGCTGTGATGATTGTAAAGTCAGCACCTGCAATTAGCCATTCAGAACCGTTGTAGAACTCCATCTTATCAAGTGTTGTGTTGAATCGTGTCATACCTTCAGCTGCTGAACCTGGACGTTGAGCAGTTGTACCTGATGGAATAATCATCGAGTCTGTTGAGTTGATGTGTAGTGATGCGCCTGCTGTTGGTGTTGCTGTTTTAATACCAACATTACCGCTACTACCTTCAACAAACAATGCGTTTGCTTCGCCTGTACCTTCAACACGGAAGTCAACATCTGCGCCTGCTTCGTTAACAATAATCGCACTTGCTGCTGATGCTTCAAGTATTAGATTACCAGTACCAGTGATACTGTTTGCGTCGATGCCTACGTTATCAATTGCCGCTGCCGTTGTTGTTAGTGTAGTACCATTGAATGTCAAGTTACCACTGTCTTCAACTGCGCCTGATGTACCAGCTAGTAATACACGACCATCAGTTAGATCACTGATTGTTGCGCTTGCTAGTGTACTTTCGCCAGTAACACCTAATGTACCACCAACTGTTACGTTGCTGCTAAATGCACCTGTTGTAGCACCTGATAGTGCGCCGCCTGTTAGGGAAGCTGTACCATCTGTTAGTGTACCACCTGTTAGTGTGCCACTAAATGTACCGTTAACAGCACTTGTAATTGAGCCACTTGCTATTGAAGCTGTGCCATCAGTTAGTGTACCACCTGTTACTGTACCACTTGCTGTTACATTAACAGCACTTGTTAGTGAGCCACTTGCTAGTGACGCTGTACCATCAGTGATAGTAGCACCTGTTACTGTAGTAGAAGAAGTTATAGCACCTGTTACATCAAGTGTTGAACCGTCCCATGCTAGGTCAGCACTGCCTTCAACTGCACCGTCTGTACCAGCAAACATGATGTGTGTTGCTGTAACATCGCTAACTGTTGCGCTTGCGAATGTTGCTTCACCAGTTACACCTAGTGTACCACCAACTGTTACGTTAGTTGTAGTTGTCAATGCACCTGTTACTGCTAGTGTACTGCCATCAAATGCTAGGTTAGCATTATCTTCTAGCTCGCCTGCTGTACCTGCTAGTACAACACGACCTGCTGTCAAGTCACTTACCGCTGCGCTTGATAGTGTTGCTGCGCCAGAACTTAGTGTACCTGTTGTAGCAATATTACCTGATGTGTTTGCTACTGTGAAAGCACCATCTACATCAATACCACCATCTAGACTTGCTAGACCAGTTACATCTAATGCGTCACCCAATGTAGTTACACCAGTTGCGCCAAATGTGCCACCTACTGTACCGTTACCAGTTACAGTTAATGTTGCGCCACCTAGGTCACCACTTGCGTCTACATCACCAGTTACACTTAGTGCACTACCGTCAAATGTCAAGTTACCACTATCTTCGATAGCACCACTTGTACCTGCTAGTACAACACGACCACTTGTCAAGTCACTTACTGTAGCACTTGTTAGTGTAGTTTCACCTGCACTTAGTGTACCAGTTGTAGCAACGTTACCTGAAGTATCTGCTACTGTAAATGCGTCATCAACGTTGATGCCACCATCTAGTGAAGCAAGGCCAGTTACATCTAGTGTACCAGTTGTAGTAACGTTACCTGATGTGTCTGCTACTGTGAAAGCACCGTCTACATCAATACCGCCGTCTAGTGAAGCAAGACCAGTTACGTCAAGTGTCGAACCTGCTGTTACTGCACCTGTTACACTTAGTGTAGTTGATACTGTTGCTGCGCCTGTTACTGCTAGTGTAGAACCATCAAATGTCAAGTTACCACTGTCTTCAATTTCGCCAGTAGCACCTGCTAGTAGTACACGGTTGTCAGTTAGGTCTGTTACACGCAAGCTACCAAAAGCTGCACTACCTAGTGAACCACTCATTACACTTGCTGAGTCTGTTGCGTCAGCAATAAACACAAATTCAAGAGCACTGTCATCCATACCAAAGAATGCTGTTTTAGCAGCACCATCATTGTATAGAGCTGTAATACCACGGTCTAGACCGTCGTCGCTGTCTTCACCAAGTTGGAATAGTGGGTCAGCAATTGTTACAACAGTACTATCAACAGTTGTTGTTGTACCTGTAACGTTCAAGTTACCAGCAATAGTAACTGTACCGCCTGCACCTGCTGTTGATGGATCGATGATGATTTCTGAGTGTACACTACTGATTGTATCACCGTCAATTGTGATGTTATCAATTGTCATAGCACCAGTAACATCTAGGTCTGTACCATCCCATGTTAGGTTATCGTCAGTGTCTGTAGCACCACTTGCGTTAGTAATTAGTACACGGTCTGCTGTTAGACCTGCTAGTGTCAAACCAGCAATGTTAACACTACCAGTACCGTTTGGTGTGATGTCAATGTTACCATTTGTGTTTGTTGACGAAATTACATTGCCGTCAAAGCCTAGGTTGTCAACTTGTAGATCACCAGTAACGTTAACGCCACCAGTTACACCCATATCTGTGCCATCCCAAGTAAAGTTAGCATCGTCTTCTAGTGAACCTGCTGTACCAGCAACAACAATTCTGTTGTCTGTTAGGTCACTTACTGACATACTTGAAGCAACAACTTCACCTGTACCATTTGGTGTTAGGGCGATGTTGCCATCGGTGTTTGTTGATGTAATTGCGTTACCATTGATGTTAATGTTGTCAACGTCTAGGTCGCCAGTTACGTCAATGCCGCCTGTTACAGCAACGTTTGTACCGTCAAATGTTAGGTTTGCACTGTCTGTTAGTGAACCGCTTGCACCTGCAAATGTAAGACGTGTTGCTGTCAAATCACTTACTGTAGCACTTGCTAGTGTTGCTTCACCTGTTACACCTAGCGTTCCGCCAACTGTTACATTACTACCAAAAGCACCTGTTGTTGCACCTGTTAGTGCGCCACTTGCTAGTGATGCTGTACCGTCAGTTAGTGTACCACCTGTGATTGTACCACTTGCTGTTAGGTTAACTACACCTGTTAGTGAGCCACTTGTTAGTGATGCTGTACCATCTGTGATTGTAGCACCTTCAACTGTACCAGAAGCAGTTACGCCACCAGTTACAGTTAATGCTGAGCCATCAAATGTCAAGTTACCACTATCTTCAATAGCACCACTTGTACCTGCTAGTACAACACGACCGCTTGTTAGATCGCTAACAGTTGCACTTGCTAAAGTTGCTTCACCAGTTACACCCAATGTACCGCCAACTGTTGCATTAGCTGTAATACTTGCTGATGCTAGTGTCGATGCACCTGCTGTTAGACCTGCTAGTGTAGTATCACCAGTTACACCAAATGTGCCGCCAACTGTAGCATTACCTGTGATAGTTGCAGTTGCACCGCCTAAGTCGCCGCTTGCAGCAACATCACCAGTTACAGTTAATGCTGAGCCATCAAATGTCAAGTTACCACTATCTTCGATAGCACCACTTGTACCTGCTAGTACAACACGACCACTTGTTAGGTCACTTACAGTTGCACTTGCTAATGTTGCTTCGCCAGTTACACCAAATGTGCCGCCAACAGTTGCATCACCAGAAATACCTGCTGCGCCAGTTACAGTTAATTCTGAGCCATCAAATGTTAGGTTTGCACTGTCTTCTACTGCACCGCTTGCGCCTGCTAGTACTACACGACCACTTGTTAGGTCGCTAATTGTTGCAGTTGACATAACAACTTCACCAGTACCGTTTGGTGCAAGTGTAATGTTGCCATTTGCTGCATCTGCAATAGTGATTGAACCGCTGTCTGTACCAGCGTTTGTGTTCATGATTAGATCGCCTGTACCATTTGTTGTAATGGTTGCGTCTGCATTTGCATCACCGACAACAAATGTGTCTGCTACTGCTTTGACATCACCTGTACCGTTTGGTGATAGTGTAACGTCACCGTTTGTATCGGTGCTTGAAATATCGTTGTTTGATAATAGGAGATTACCTACTGCTAGGTCTCCTGTTAGAGCCAAACCGCCGACTTTAAAATCTGCATAACTTGCGATTGATACATCACCTGCAGTGGTACCGTCTTCTGTTGAAAGAATAGCTGCGAATTCATCGGCACTTTCGTCCCAAATAAACGCTGCGTTTGACGCTGTTCCACGTTCGATAACAATCCCGGAGTCTGCTGATGGCGTACCACTTTCACCACGTGAAAGAACCATCAATGGATCGGCGATTAGAGTATTAGTGGTATCTACAGTCGTGGTTGTACCGTTGACTGTAAGGTTACCAGTAATTGTTAGGTTACTACCGTAGGTAAGATCATCTTGTAGAAGACCACCCGTAACCGTATTGTTAACCAGTTTGGCGCCCGTAATAGTAGCGTCAATAATCTGGTTATTTCTAATTCTAGTTGCTGGCATATGTTTTTCCTTTTTTTACTATATAGTATTTTCATATATCATATGTAAAACTATTTATCGTAAAATTGGAAAAATTTAACTATACTATTGTAGAATCAATCAATCTCTTTTAACACAAAAGAATACCTTTTTCCTGTCGTGTTGTTAATTAAATACAGATTTTCGTCGCCTTCTTGTATAGTCCAGTCACCGTTAGTACCGTCAACATCGTTTCCCTGTTCTTTGTTCATATTACTAAGATGCAAATCTGTTGTATATACATTATTCCAACGAAATGTAGTTGAACCTAGATCGTGTGTAGCATCAACATCAGGTAAAACGTCAGTGTTTATTTCAACATTTGTGCTCGAAACTGTAGCATAAAGACTGCCATTTGATATAGTCGAATCTAGTGTAAATGCTGACGAAACGTATCTGACTTCGATTGCATCGTTTGTTGCAGGAGCTTCAGTAAACGTTAGTGTTGTGCCACTTACACTGTATGCATTGCCTGGACTTTGGACTACACCGTTTGCTGTAACAATAATCGATGTACTAGTTGTACTTTCGCTAAGAGTAAATACTTTAGTAGTATCATCTCCACTAAATGTATCAACCGTAGTAATATCCACTTGTTCAGTTAGTATTACCCATTCAGTACCGTTATAAAATTCTAAATTACCAGTGGTTGTGTTTATTCTCAAGTCACCTGCGTTTCCGCTTGGGCGTTGGGCTGTAGTACCACTCGGGATAGTTACAGCATTAGTGCCAACAATTTCTACTTGTCCTGTGCCGTTTGGATCTAATCTAATATCAGCATCTGTATTAACACTACTCAATATGTTGTTACTGACCTGTAAGTTACCTAAACTAGCATCTTCGCCTGCTGCGGCTCCAACTCCAAATGTACCAATGTATCTAGCACCTGCAATATAAACACTTTTACCAGAAAAGTTTACTCCATTAGGCAAATTGTCGCCGATAAAGTTTAGCACACCTGACTGGTAATCAAAAAACCATTCGTCGTTGTTGCCTGAACCTGTAACAAACACCTTATTGCTAATGTCTTCAGCATTGGCTGCATCCCCGCTGGTGTGAATATAAACATTAACAAGATAGGTACTACCAAATTCTGGTGGGATCCAGTCTGTCGAATTGGTTTTCCAAGTTCTGTTGCCGGTTGCTGTAATGTCTTCTGTACACTCAACTGTAGTAGCACCGGTGTACACTCCAATAATGCTATTTGAAGCACTTGGCTTAACTGCTGGAATATCACCTGCTTGTTGCCATACTTTATCACCACGTAGTAGCAAAGGTGACGCAATACTTTCGTTGGCTGCTAGTTTGTTGGCGTTTGTGTCTGTTTTTGTTGTACCAAACCCTATTTTCTTAAAGAGGTAGTCAACTTTTTGTGTGTCTGAAATAGCCATTAACTTGCCTCCCCAATACTAATACTGGTTATACTTTGTCCGCTAGCAAGAGCAATTCTTACCAGCACTATATTTCCTGTAGCGTTACTCATATTTTCAGCACCCAATGTCATAGTATATCCACTGTTTAAACTAGACCCTGTTGGCACAACGTCAGCACCAGTTAGCGCACAATTGTCGCTGCCATTGCCGCCAGCCCCAGTGTTACTGCCAGGAACGCCAGACCCTGCATACTGTCCTGTGGTGTCTAGCCAACCGTTTAATCCACTAGCACTATCAATACTAGTGCCTGGTGCTGCTATCCACATGCCTGTAATACCTGTGCTACTAGTAATATCAATATCAAAGTTAGCAACAACTTGTCTACGGAAAGCAAAAGTAAAATACTGTGTTCCAGTATCGGCACTTCTGTCTGGGCCTACTGGCAAGAATCCTGTGCTGTAGTCTTCGGTGTTGTGTTCCAGTACACCTAATCTAATTGTTGCTTCTTTTGTGCCTTCTACACCAGGATCGCTACTTTCGCTGTAAGGAGCATTGGTATAGAAATTAGTGCTGCCTGTGTAACTTGGAGTGTCTGTAGTTGCTGATAAGAAGTCTGCGATTCTTATACCATCATCTGTATAAGTGCCATTTCCTAATCCATCAGCAACAGGAATTACTAGTTCATGTACGCCAGTTTGGCTACTACGATGTACTTGTACTTTTTCACTAAAGTTTGAATAACTGCTGGTACCGTTTACATTTTTAACACGTATCTTAGGAGACTCAATGGTTCTTACACTTGAAGTTGTAACATCTACTGTTAGATCTCCTAGCGCATATGCGCTGCTAGTACCAGTGTTAACATTTGGAATGCCTCCGGTTAAGAAAGTAACCGCGCCATCAATTAATGCGTAGGTGTAATTTTCATTTTGTATAGCAGTACTGCTGGTGCTTTCGTAATTTGTACCAGGATCAATTTCAACAATGTCTGATTGATTTGTGTATGCTTGCCCAACTAAATTATTCACTGTAACACCGCTTACAGTTAATTTAGGACTGCCTGTGTTATAATAAGGAACACCCGATACATACCTGTATGTACCTGCTGTGTGTTCGCTTAATGTACCTGCACTACCGAAACTAGGCAGTGATGTCATATCATCACGCATAACTGTTACATAGTTTGTATTACCTGTGGTACTATGCTCAATGCGCTCGTCATTGACACCTACGCTGTAGCTGGTTAGTGATTGTGTAATCTTACTATCAAAAGTTTGATAGAAGCCTGTTGGGTATGTACTACTGCTAATAGTATCATTAGCGTCACGCTGGTCTGTAATAACCAATGAACTGAATGTACCGTTTTCGTTTAACGAAGCTGAAAATGTTGTGTTACCCGAATCAACTCCGTTAATCACTGCGGTTACTGTACCACTAACACCATCGTAAGCATTTGATGCTATGCTGGTATCAATTGTGCCTGAAGTAAATCGCCTTGCTGTTGTAGTTGTTAAATCTGCACCTGCGCTTAGTGGATTTGAGTCGCTGTTGTCTGTGAACCCTGCTGCTAATCTTGGTAGTGTACCTTGGTAACTATCACTTAGTGTAATACTTTTGCTGCTCAATCCTGCTGGAGCAGCCGGAACACTGTTTAATTGGAATACTATACTATCTGTATCAGTTTGTGCTGTTATATCTGGTGTACCATTGGCTGTAAATTGTAGTGTACGATTGCCAATAGTTTCACCTGTATAATCGTGTTCGATTACAGCACCAATACTACCTGCACTTGAACCGTCTTCGGTGACGGTATCGTTGCTGCTAGTATCGTTCCAATCATACACATAATCGTCGCCGTTTTGTGTAGTGTTGGTTACACGCACCAATGCTCGGTTAACACCGTCGTAGCCTACACCATCATAAACATCATATTGGTTATCACCGCTGCGATCACTGACAGTAATTGCTGTACCTGAAATAGTTGCTCGTACATCTGGTTCAACGTGTACCGTAAAGTCACTACTCTGGAACGGGCTGCTAGTATGGTTACTAAACACTTCTAGTCTTCCGGTATAGTCTTGAGCAGTGCCATTTGCTTGATCACTACTGCTCAAACTATAAGTATGTCCAATAGTTCTACTGGTGTCACCTGCACTGTTAGAACCAGTGTTAACTGTTTGAGTAGTGCCATCTCCCCATGTATATCTATAGTAGATACCATAGGTACTATAACTACCAATTGTATTTTCTGTCGTATTTGTAAATGTAATAGGAAGACCGCTTGTAGACTGCTCGTTGATGCCTGTAGTAGCGTTTAGCGTTACAGTTGGCGTATGCGTATCATAGATTTTAAATGTTTCGTTATCATCAACTGGTGTTGTGCCCGGCTGCGCAGTAGTATGACTATCTAGTGTTAGTTCAACTGTGCGCTGTACTTCTTGCTCTGTACTTGCTGTAAATGTATGAGCAATACGTCCGCCACCTACTCCGCCTGGATCACCATCATTGGAAACTACA